ATGGTGAAACAACTGAATTAAATGCTGAGGTTGTGGGTGATGTAAATGAAATTAACGTAACCGATGCTGAGGTTATAACAACAGAAATTGAAGTTGAGAACTAAGATAATATCCGCATTTCCTGGTGTAGGAAAAACAACTTATCATAAAAATAATCCTAACACCACTTTGGATTCCGATTCAAGTGGGTTTAGTTGGGTTATTGATGAACACGGTAATAAAACAAGAAATCCAAGTTTTCCACAGAACTACATTACCCATATCAAAGAGAATATTGGTAAGTACAAATACATCTTTGTTTCTTCACATAAAGAAGTGAGAGATGCTTTGTTAGACAACTGTTTATACTTTTACTTGGTTTATCCGGATGATAGGAGAAAAGAAGAGTTTATCCAAAGATATAAAGATAGAGGTAATGATGAGAACTTTATTAAATTAGTTGATTCTAAATGGGATGAATGGATGTCAGAATACTATTGGATGGATAGAGGTTGTGAGAAACTAACAGCATATGATGGTTGGAATTTAGATACTGTATTGGAGGCTCAAGACAGAAGAGATGGTGGTGATGCCATTCAAGAAGAAGTAGAAGAACTGAATTAAAACAAATGGATTTATTCAATCCCCAAATAGAATTTAATTACACAATAATGATAAAAGATTTAGATATCACAAGTTTTGATAATCCTTACCTACAGATTGTATGGGAGGACTATGCTGAAAACTTTACACAAGAAAAAATAAAAAGTGTTCGTCATTACTTTCAAAAAAAGTACAACACAACCAATGTTAATGTTATTACAAAGACAAAGGTTGCTGACGACACCACACATACCGTAGACATATCCTTTAACATCTTGGATGAGAACTATCAATTAGAGTTAGTTCGTTCATTCTTGGAGTCAAAAGGGAATATGGAACACTACGATGATATCTACCAACTTAATAGTATTGTGGATAACAAATTGTTACAGGACCAAACCGATGCCACTCCGTTTAAGAGATGGTATATCAAAAACATTGAGTTCTCAAACTTTTTATCCTATGGTGAGAATCAGAAGATAGATTTTGAGAAGTGTGATGGGATTACGGTTGTGGAGTCAAACCCACCTAACTTTGGGGGTAAGACAGTTCTTACTGTTGATTTACTTATGTTCTTATTCTTTAATGAGACAACCAAGACATCAAAGGCGGAGGAAATATTCAACAGGTTTACAGAGAGAAACAAAGTCGCCGTAAAAGGTGAGATTACAATCGATGGTGAGGAGTATATCATATTGAGAAATATTGAGAGAAAGTTATCAAAGAAAAATGAATGGACGGTTAAGACCGAGTTGGACTTCTATAAAAGATTGTCTGATGGTAGTTTGCAGAACTTCACCGGAGAACAACGAAGAGAGACCGAGGCGTTTATCAAAACATCTATCGGGACCAAAGAGGACTTCTTAATGACCATCCTAACAACTGCCACCAACTTGGAAGAACTAATAGATGCCAAACCTACGGCGAGGGGTCAAGTTCTTTCAAGGTTTATGGGGTTGGATTTTCTTAAACGAAAGGAAGAAGCTGCCAAAGAAATTTATAGTGACTTCTCCAAAGGAATGTTATCAAACATCTATAACTCTGAAGAACTTAAAACAGATAACCAAACTAGTCAAGAAACGATTGATACTCTAACGGAGAGTAATCTTACGTTAGATACTCAATTGGAAGATGCTAAAGCAAGAATCCTTAAGGGTCAGGAGTATCGTGATGGATTGTTAAAATCCAAACACAATATTGATAGAGATTTAACATTGGTATCACCGGATAAAGTCCAAGAGGAAATTAATGGGTTGGACCTACAGAAATCCAAAGCCATTTCTGACAGAGATGGGGTTAAGGTTGTTGAACCATCCAAATTTTATCACGAGGATAAACACGATGAGGTAAAACAAGAGATTAAGGACTTGATTACCAAACAAGCGGAGAACAACGCCAAGATTAAAAATATTGAAGAACTTAAGAGTTCGGTTGATGGTGGAATCAAATGTGAACATTGTGGTATTGAACTAATGAATGCGGCAATTACCAACGCAAAAATTGGTGGACTTGCCGGTTTTATCACGCACAAAGTCGAATTAGAGGGGTTAATGCAGGATTTAACCATCAAAGAGTTAAGTTTTGTTAATCTTAAAAAAGAGTTTGATGAGTATGAGAAAAACAAACTTATCAAAGAGAAATATGAATTAAGTGTAGAACGTTTCCAATTGATGATTGATGCGTTAAAAACCAAATTGGAAAGATACTCTGAAGTTCAGGATAAGATTATTGAAAACAACAAGACAGATGGATTGTTAATTAAAGCGGGGATTAGAATTGATGAACTTGAGGGTGAGAAGAAAACTATTGAAACTAGTATCTCAAACAATAAGTTTACAATGACTAACCTGACTACCAAGATAACTTCTAACTTGGAAACAATTAGAAAGATTGCGGAAGAGGCGGAGAGAGAAAGAGTCTACAAAATCTATTTGGAAATCTTTGGTAAGAATGGTGTGACCAAACTTATAATGAAGACGATGATGCCACTTATTAATAGCGAACTTCAAAGACTATTGGAAGATAGTTGTCACTTTAGATTAGAGGTTAAGATTAATGATAAGAATGAGGTTGACTTCCTTATGATAGACAACAACACTCAGGTTGAGAAACCGATGGCATCCGGTTCCGGGTATGAGAGAAGTATCGCTTCACTAGCGTTGAGAGCCGTGTTGAGTAAGATATGTTCATTACCAAGAGCAAATGTTGTTGTATTTGATGAGGTGTTCGGAAAGATGTCCAACGACAACTTGGAGATGGTGTCAGAATTCTTTAATAAGATTAAAGAATATTTTGAGAAAATATTTGTAATCACACACAACCCATTAGTAACAAATTGGGCGGATAATGTAGTGAGAATTAGAAAAGAAGAAAATATTAGTTATGTTTCCCAATAAAAGTTTGGGAAACATAATTTTATTATTATCTTTGTAACATAATACATAACTTAAACGTATAAAGTATGAATGGTTTAACCAAATACATTTTATTTGTCTTTGCAAAAAACGACAACCCAAAAGAATTTACAGAACAAATCGCGGAAGAATTGTGTGTTATTTCTGACACACCAAATCTTAATTTTTATTTTGGACCGGAATCGTCTGTGTTCACAATCTCAACATTGGATTCTCATCAGGATGTGAAAGACTACATTGATATGATTTTAGGTGTAGGGGACATTATGTATGTCTTACTACCTTATACGTCTGACAATTTGTCATATGGTTTACCTAAAAAAATATCCGAACACCTTTTTAACGATGGGATTAGTGACTTTATGTCAGAAAAATCTAAACTTTCTGATAAAACTGAATTTGAGGTGCGAAAAATGATACAAGATGAGATTAAAGAAAGTTTTATGTTAAACATTGACGACTTTGACTTTGATTACGATGAGGAAGATGATATTGAAAAAATTAAAAATAAAACACGTAATCCATCTTTAGACCAATTGTTAGATAAAATTAAAGAAAAAGGTTTAAATTCGCTAACAGAAAAAGAATTAACACAATTAAACAAATACTCAAATTAATATGAAAGAAAAGAGCTCAGGTATTCCAATTAATCAAGAAGAAATAAACCTGTATTTAAAGGACATCCGTAAAATTAAGGTAATGACACCGGAAAGAGAGAAAGAATTATCTAAGATGATTACATCCGGTACTTTATCCCCAAGGGAGATTGATGAGGTAAACCAAGAACTATTGGAAGGTAACTTACGTTTTGTTATTACCGTGGCAAAACAATATCAAAATCAAGGATTAGACTTTCCTGACTTAATTGCTGAGGGTAATTTAGGATTAATGAAAGCCATCCAAAATTTTGATTGGTCTAAGAACCTTAGATTTATATCTTACGCGGTATGGTGGGTTAAACAATCAATCCTTCAGTCATTAAATGATAATGCGAGAACCATCCGACTACCTGTTAATGTGGTTCAGGATTTACATAGAGCCAAGAAAGCGATTGAATCCAACGGTGGTAAGTTGGAGGACAAGTTTCAAAATCTACCATCAATGGTTTGGTTAGATATGAGTATTAATGAAGATGGGGACACTCTTGTTGATATTGTTAGAAACGACCAAGCAGATATGCCTGACGAAGTTTTTGATACCAAGGATGAATTAAAAAGACAATTACATTCACTGTTGAATGTTTTGGATGATAGAGAAAAAGTTATTGTGGGAGACTATTATGGGCTTACCGGGACACCAAGAACTCTTGAAGACATTGGTGGTGACTTTAACCTAACAAAAGAACGTGTTAGACAAATTAAAGAGAAAGCCTTACGGAAATTAAGGAATGATAGTTCAATATTATACGATTATATGTAAAAACTTTACAACCTTCTATTTATTATGATAGAAGGTTTTTTACTTTTATGATAAAACTAATACAAAAAATTATGAAAGCAATATTAAATTTTATTGATGCTTGGGGTGTTAGAATAATGTTTTTACTTGTGGTAATCATTTTCTTCAAAACCTGTACAACTAACACAAAAATTCAAAATGTTAACGATAGTGTTGATTCATTATCGGTTAAACTTATTAAAGAAATAAAGATTGAAGGTCTTAAATCAGAGAAAAGAGCTATTCAAGCGTCAGATAGAAAAATATTAGATGTTAATAGACAAACTGAGATTGACCAAGAAATATCTAAATTAGAAAAATAATGAAGAAAATATGGAATTGGGTTATTGAACACCCAAATAGAGCAATGTTCTTAGTCCCAATTTTATTGGTTGCGGGAATATCAATATCACACGTTGTTTCTTGGTATAATTTAGCCAACCCAATAAGTTGGGCAATTTACTTATCGATAGCTATTGAGATTGGTGCTATGACAGCATTGGTTGCCGCTACCAACAAAATTAAAGGTGGTGTGTGGTTTATGTTTGGATTAATAACATTCATCCAAATGATTGGTAATATCTTTTTCTGTTATAAAGAAATTGATGAAACAGGTGAATTATTTAAATCTTGGATGGAATTAACCGGACCGGTATGGGAAATGTTAGGTTCAAAAGCTAATGATGTTATTACGATGAAAAGATGGTTAGCGTTTTTAGAAGGTGGGTTACTTCCAATTATTTCATTGACTTCTTTACATTTCTTCACCAAATACGATGATGGTAAAACTGATAAGGAAGAGGTAAAAGAGATAATTAAAGAAGTTATTGTAGAAAAAGAGGTAATTAAAGAAGTTCCGGTAGAAGTTGAAAAAATTGTTGAGGTTGAAAAAATTGTTGAGGTTGAAAAAATTGTTGAGGTTGAAAAAATAGTTGAGGTTGAGAAAATAGTTGAGGTTGAGAAAATAGTTGAAATTCCAGTTTATCAATCAGAATCTATTGATATAAAAGATGAATATGTTAGTCCGGGAATGGACACACACGAACCACCACGTCCAAATAGGTTAAGTTACGTTAAACCATAAAACATTAATCTATATGGAATGATAGACATAATTAAATATGGTGAATTCAAACCTGTTGGAAAACAAAAAAAGAAACACCAAATAATACTTACACACACATCAAGAAACATCAACGACTATCTTCAGTCGTTGAAGTTTCGTTTTAACGGGGGTTTTAAAAGAATTCCTAACTACATTATTACCCGGGAGGGTAAAATTATACAATTATTGGGAAACACCGAACACTCGGAATACTTCAAAGACCCCAATATAAATCGTAATTCAATTATCATATCATTAGAAAATTTAGGGTGGTTACAAAAAGAACCACTAACTGACCATTACATTAACTGGATTGGGGATATTTATAAGGGTAGCGTGTTTGAAAAAAAGTGGAGAGATTACTTTTTTTGGCAACCATATACTGAAACTCAAGTTGATAATCTTGGGTTATTATGTAAGGAATTGTTTGAAAGTGTAAAGATTAAATCACAAATTGTTGAACATAACACAAAAATAAGCGGGATTGAAAAATATTGTGGGATTGTAACTAAAAGTAATTTTGGTGTTGATTATACCGATGTTAGTCCGGCATTTAAATTTAATGAACTTTTAAAAAAAATAGAAAATGAATAATTCACACGACGAAATTAAACAATTATTAAATGTTTCTCGAAGATTATTGGGGGATAATAATGTAAATGAAGATATCCGTAGACAATATGGGTTATTGACAGAACAGGGTGTTGATTTGACAGATAATAATGTTACATCAAAAGTTAATGTGACTAAATCTGTTGAGGACAAAATTGATTATGATACCGCTGATACTGAAGAAGAACTTGAATCTGAGGATGATAAAAAGCAAGCGTATAGAATTTCCGGTGGATTATTGGTTTTACACGGAAAAGAACAAACAGATTTAGAGTTAACGACAGATGAGAAGATAGCGTTTCAAGAAACAATGGATGAGTTTGTTTCTAACGTTTCTGATATGGTTGATTTTAATAAATTAAACGTATATTCCAATAATGTTGAATGGTCCGGGAAACTTATTGAATTTGATATTGAATTTTTCTTTTCGATAGGTGAAGAAAATGGTGTTTACATCAATGGAGAAATGTTAAACGCTGATAATGAATTCATCGCGTTAATTACTAAATTAAAAACTTATTACGAGAAATTCAAATCAAAATGGGCGGCTGTATTATCATCAAGAAAGAAAACAATTAAAACTGAAGAATAATGGAAGATATTAGTAAAAATAAAGATGGTATTATTTTATTGGTAATTATTGCCTGTTTGGTAGGGTGGAATATTTTCACAACCAATACAATAAAAACGGATGTTAAAGGTTATGGGAAAAAAATTGAAAATATCCAAACAAAAATTGATTCCTCACAAGTTGTTAATAAACAAATTAACACTAAAATTGGTGAGGTAAAAGAAAATGTAACAACTATCAGTAATGAAATCCATCACATTGATAAAAACATAACAGTAATTAAAAAACAAACAAATGAGAAAGTTAATAACGTTGATAATATTCCTGACAGTGAGCTTGAGTTGTTTTTCACAAACAAATACGAACAACCAACCCCAAAATCAGGTAATTAGTGATACAACAAGAGTTAAGTTAAAACCATCGACAGCTAGACTAGCGATAAAAGATATTGTTAGAGGTGAAGGTTGTGAATTAGAGTTAAAATTAACTCAAGAAAAAGTTATAAAGTTAGAATCTAGAGAATCTCAAAAGGATACTATCATTTCTTTATTAGAATCCAAAGATAAGAATAATCAATTTATTATTAGTCAACAAGGATTACAGGTTGATGAATTTAGAAATATGACTAATGATTTGAAAAAAGAAATAAAACAAATGAGGGTTAAAACTTTTTTATACAAAGTGGGAACATTTGTTGGTATATTAACAACTTCGTATTTATTAATTGTAAGATAATATGTCACTAACTACAACAGATAAAAAGGAGATTGAAACGTTAGTTCGTAAAGAAATTAAAGATTTCTTTGGGAGTAATACTATGCAACAATATGAAAATAAACTAATAGATGTTATTTCCAAAGAACTTAAACGAGGTAAACTTGAGGGGGATGTTAAAGATATTACATTAAGAATGTTCCGTGAGTTCTACCAATTTATGTGGATGAATAGAAGTTATTGGGAACCAAGACTTAAAAACGCATAACATATGAGACTAAAAGAAAGTATTGGGACTGATTTGAAAAGCGCTATGTCAACTGAAATGGGAAAATTGTCTACAATTACTAGTGGTGGTATTGATGCGGCGGTTGCAGCTAACGAATTTAAAAATGAAATCCCGGAAAATAATAATAAAATAATTAAAAAACCAATGAAAAAGGTTGATATCGGCAAATTAGTGGGTAAGAGTAAACTTAAAACACCAACAGGTAAATTAACAATGGGACTACCAATAATGGGTGAAGATAGTGAAACATCTGAATCTACCGGTTCAGGTTCCGCAGGAGGGTTTGAGGCTCCATTATTCTCTGAAACTAAACAAGAGATGCAAGAAAAATGTTGGACAGGTTTTGAACAAAAGGGTATGAAAAAGAAAGGTACACGAATGGTCCCTAATTGTGTAAGAGAAGGTGACGAGGGTGATATTAAAAAAGTTGAGGCTACTGAATCAACAGGTTCAGGTTCTTCCGGTTCTTATGAAACTACCGCCGCTTGGGCTAAATCTCAAAGTAAAAAAGATTGGAGAGGAAAGTCTAAGACACAAATACCCGGAGGAAAGTTTGTTCAAGTTAAAAAGAAATGTCAAAAATTTCCATATTGTAATCAAGGAGATATTAAAGCTCTAAAAATATTTGAAAATGAAAAGGTTAAGAAAGCTATTCAAAATATTAGTGAGAGACATAATATAAGTGAGAATGTTATTAAAACAATTATCGCTTATGAGTATGAAAATACCTTTTCAAAGTAATAAAGTTAAAAACTAATATATTTATAATAAAAACTAAAAATGAAAAAATTAAATACAACTTATTTAGATAATTTAGTGTCTAAAATTTTAAAAGAAACTTTAGAAGAAAAGGCGGACACTCTTGTTTCAAAGATTAAAGGTGACGTTTGCGAATGTGGGGGTCAAATGTATGAAGGTGAATGTAATGAATGTGGTGGTATGTATGAGGATATGAGTGAAGGAATTTACGATGTTGATAACACATTAGATGATGAGTTTGATTATGTTGGAGAAAGTGAAGACTTTGTTGGTGATGAAGAAAACACTGACGAAGATAGAGAAAAAACTTGTAGATACCATATTGAAAATTTTGGTAAAGAAGACCCTGTTACTAAAGAAATGTGTCAAGGTATTAATATTACCGAGGCATTAAAAGGTCGTCAAAGAAAATTGGATAAAAACAAAAACAATAAGATTGATGCTGAAGACTTTGAAATGTTAAGAAATAAATCAAAAAATAGTAAAGCCATTAAAAGAATTAACAAAATTTCTACAACACACGGAATGGAAGAACAAGAAACGGAAGAAGGTAATGCTTTCTCAGGAGCGTTATCTAACGCTAAAAAAAGTGGTAAAGATTCTTTTGAAGTAGATGGTAAAAAATATCCGGTTAAAGAATCGTATAGATTGACTGAAAATGAAATGGTTGGGTTAATTGAGAAAATTGTGTTAGAACAAAAAAATAAAGAAGTTAAAGACCCTGCGGAAAAAAATAACATTAAAGGTTTTGGAGGTTCTCCAAGAGGATTAGAGGTTTATAAAAAAGCTCACAATGGTTCCGGAAAGGAAAATGATGATAACATTAAAGCGGTTACCAAAAAAATGAAAGATTATCTTAAAGATGGTTCTAAAGGTGATTATGAAATGAACCCTAAAATGTTTCCTAAAGGAAATGGTGAAATAGAAAAGATGAAGAAAAAGGCTTATACTATGTCAGATGCGGGTCAAGAATTTATTGATGATTTTATGAGTCCTGGTATGGAAAATTTAGACTATGACCAAATAGAACCGAATGAAGAACAAATAACTAATAACATTGAAGGTTCTTCTAAAACAGGTAATAACTCTGAATGGGGTAATGCTGTTGAAACAGATGTTAACAAAAAGATTAATGCCAAACGTAAAGCTAATAAATTTGCTAAAGTAAGAAATATGGCTTATCAAAAATCTGCTCAACCTATTAAAGATGCGACAGGTGAGGATAGTGGTAAAGGTATTAACCTTAAATTGGAATCTACTGAAAAGAAAACAAAACAAATCAACGAAGAGTTTGACAGAATGAAATCGTTAATTAGTTACGACCGAAAAACACAATAATTTACAAACAAATATTTTAACTTATAATTTCTCCATAGACGAACTCTATGGAGAATTTTTTTAACTACATATCAAAACCTTTATTACCGGAAGACGTTGACGTTTGGTTCCGAGGTAATAATATAATTTCTGAAAAATTGGAATTATATTCTGATTTCACGCATTCACTCAATAGTCTGATTTTAAATACTTATTTAGGTGAGAATGATGTTAACGAAACTAAAATTGTTTTAAGTGAATCTGATGATAAAAATCACTTCGAGTGGTGTTGGAATAAAACCATAGATAATTTTGATAAAGAAAACATTAAATTTAATAAAAAAGGTGAACACTTTGATTATTTTGAATCTTTTTTTGGGGAGACATTTTACAATCAAAAAGACACTAAAGTAAAATCCTCAATAGGGTTCTTTTTTACGGACCTATTTAACAATGAAAAACTATTTACTAAATCAGATTTAGATATGATAACAACCATTTATAAATTGTTGGATAAGTATTTAAAACATTAAAAAGGGTGATAGTATTTACTATAGGGTAAAAAAAATTACTTTTACTATTATAAAAAATAAATAAATTAAAATTATTCAGATGGAAACGTTAGAACAAATTAAGTCATTGGTAGAAGAACTATCAGTAGACACAACAAAATTTTTCGGTGGTAATAATAGCGCCGGAACAAGAGCTAGAAAATCAGCACAAGATTTAAAAAAATTATTAGATGGTCTAAGAAAAGAGATTTTATCTGAAAGAAAAGGGGGAGAATAATGACGGATATTAATACAATTTATTTATTTGTATTTATCTTTTCAACGTTAACTGTTGTTAAGACAGTTGGTAGAATAATGAGTTCCCTATTTTCAAACCCACCAAAACCAATTGTATGGGGGAAATGGGAACTTATCTTTCTTGGATTGGCAATTACATATTGCTTAACATATATTATAAAAAATTAATTATGAGTTTATATAAAGAATTTTCATCTCTATTACCTTATTTACAGTCTGTTAGAAAATTAGAAAACTATTTAAGTTTTGACGTTAGTTTCCCAACATCTTGGAAGTTACCTAAAAAATATGTAGATGAAGAAAAGGTAATGGAACAAACTAGTAAAATTGAAGAACATCGATTTTTTTCATTTGTTTCGGAAATATCTGAAGAAAATGTGGGGATTATTTCTAGTAATTTAAAAAGTATTATACAATACAATCTTGAGTTAGAAGAAAAAGATAGGTTATTCCAAAATAAAGTTAACGAATTAAAGTCAATATTTGAGAGACAAAATTTAACAAATTTAAAAGATTTAAGTTTTGAGATGAGACCAAAGACAAAAAAAATAAAATTAGACGATGGGGAAGAAAGCGTTAAAGGAATTGGAGTTACTGAATCGTGATATAATTAAAAATGACCTTATCTTAAAACGAGATAAGGAAATTTTAATTGATAAAATTAAACAAATTCGTAAAGAAGATGTTGTACCAAAACAACCTGAACCACCTAAAAAATTAACATTATGGCAGAGAATAAAAGTATTGATGGGATAATTGAAAAGTTGGCGCTTGTTGCAGATGGATTACAAACATTATTTCCGGATGGGACTATGGCGATTGCGATGGAACTTAACTACGATGATTATAAGAAAGTTCAAAAAAACTTTAGAGATGTTGATAGAGATTTCAAACAATTTAAGATTGATATGTCCGGTGTTGAATTTATGTTTTTATTGAAGGATGGGTCGTTGTCTGACGCTGTAAGTAATTCTTAGAAAACCCATTCTCAATTAATAAATTGTATAAGTATTTTCTTTGAGCGTTAGAATAATCTTTAACAAACATAGTGTCATATCTTTTTTGTTCTATAAAGAATTCAGATATCACATCAATAAATCTACTTGAGTCGTAATCATTCTTCAATGTAAATAAATTAAATTTATCGTCATTTTGAACAATAATTTTATTATTTAATTTTGATACTAATTTAAGTCCCGGTGGGTCCAAATATAATTTAATAAACTCTTTTGAGTTTATTTTTTTATTTAAAGTAGTGTCTAAAATATTTTCTTCAGTATGGTATGTGGTGATTTTTTTAATTGAAAAATCTTCATCATCTAAATTCACTTTTACATTTCTTCCTAACTCATCTTTTAAAAATACAGGTAGAAAAGTTCCCGATACCTTTTCGAGGATGGCAATTTCATAATTAAAAGAAAATCCATTTTCATATTGTTTGTTAAACAATACGTTGTTACTATTATCCAATAAAGATTCGTAGAAGTTATTTGCTCTATTTGAGGTCTTAAACTTCTTGATTATTTTCTTTTTTACTTTATTTTTAAATAGAACAATTAAATAATTCATAATAAATAATTTAACTTTAAATATAGTAGAAGTAAAGAATGGAAGATTTTTATCAAATATTAGGTGTTAACCAAAATGCCACACAGGACGAAATAAAGAAGGCTTATAGGAAGTTAGCTGTAGAACATCACCCGGATAAAGGTGGTGATGAAAATAAGTTTAAAAAGATTTCAGAGGCGTATGATACGATAGGCGACGAAAATAAACGAAGTCAATACGATAACCAAAAAAGAAACCCCTTTGCTAATATGGGTGGTGGTGGTGGAGGAGGATTTAATCCGTTTGAGGAGATGTTTAACCAAATGCACACTCAAAGAAAACGTGCTGTCCCGGATAAGATAATTGAGGTGGTTGTTAATGCTGTTGAATCTTTCTTGGGAGGTGAAAAAAACATTACATATGAGCGAAACCATAATTGTGGTGGGTGTAATGGAACAGGTGGTGAAAAAATAACTTGTTCTACTTGTAATGGACAAGGAATGATTACTCAACAAATTGGAACCGGATTATTTACACAAATAATTAGAACACATTGTGGTAGTTGTAGTGGTAGAGGTTTTACATATAGAACAACTTGTGGTACTTGTCACGGAACCACAACAACATCCTCAAAGGAAACCATATCAATTAAATTACCACACGGAATTGATGAGGGTCAATTTTTAAGAGTTCAAGGTAAAGGAGATTTTAGAGATGGGATGTACGGTAATTTAGTAATTAAAGTTAACATTATCCCGGAAAATAATTTTGAAAAATCAATGGAGGATTTAATCTATAATGCTTATTTTGATTTAAATACTATTAAATTAGGTAGTGTTAAAGTTCCCCATCCTTTAGGGGACATTTCAATTAAACTACCACAGGAGTTTGACACGTCAAAACCATTACGAGTTAAAGGTAAAGGATATCACGGTAGAGGTGATTTATATATAAAACTATTTGTTAAGTTTAAAAGATAACCCCTATAAAGGGGTTTTTTTATGGGATATATTGAAGTAATTCTTGGATTATTTTTATTGTTCCGTATATCGCGGAGAACAATATGTAAAATGATGCTGATAACATAATCCACTGCCCTTTAGTTAAACCTCTTTGTTTACAGGTTTTACATTCCTCTTCAGGTTGTTCAGGTTGTTCAGGTGTAACATCTATGATGTCTCTTTCTTCAATAATTTGTCCTTCAACTGTTTCCATAGTAATAATATTAATTTAAAACAAATATAGTAAAAATTTTTTAAAAGAGAAACTTGCTTTTTCACTTTTTATTTCTTATACTTTAAAAAAAGAAAAATTATGGCATTATCATACATCGGGGGTAAATCAAAGATAGGTAAATGGATTGTTCCGTTTATACCTCAAGACATTGAAACATACGTGGAACCATTTTCAGGTATGTTTTGGGTATTCTTTAATATGGACTTATCCAAATACCCAAATCTAAAAGAAGTTGTCTACAATGACTTCAATCCACTTAACTACAATTTATTTCAGTGTCTTCAGAATCCTGAGAGATTATTGGAAGTTGTTAACTCAATTCCTTGTCAACAAAGAAATGAGTTTCCGACACCGGACATCTATAAAGAACAATTTATCAGGTTTCAGGCTGAAATATTTGAAACCAATTTCAGCGTACAGGCTTACGATTATGTAGTTGCGGCTAAATACGCTTATGTGTTGGCTCAGGTATTCTCGGGCTCTAAACCTGAAACAAGTTCGTTTATTGACTTGAAAGGGAAATACAAATCAAAGTATCTAACATTCAGAGATAAGTTATCTAAACCTGATTGGGTGGAACATTTCTTAAAAATTACTAAGGTTGAGAATATGGACTTTGAAGAGGTTATTCAAAAGTATGATAACCCATCTACATATGTTTATGCTGACCCACCATATTGGAAAACAGAGAACTATTATAACAACCACGACTTTGATAGTGCTGACCACGAGAGACTTGCAGATTGTTTAAAAGGTATTCAAGGGAAGTTCTCTTTATCTTACTATGATTTTCCTCAGTTACATACTTGGTTCCCTCAGACTCAATATGTGTGGGAAAAGAAAGAATTTGCTAAGGCGGCTGCGGCTAAGAAAGGTAAGACTCAAAATATGGGGGAAGAACTTCTTATTATGAATTACCGAAAATAGTTTGGATAATTAAAAATATGTCTTATCTTTGTCCCGTTGAATAAAGAAAATAACGTTTGTTAGATTATTTACAAAAAACAAATATTTATAATAAAAACAATTAAATGAAGATTATCCAAGTACTTTCAAATTTAATAACTGAAGACGCTCGTTTTCAGGTATTTTATAATAAATATATACTACCTAGTGGTGATAGAAAAAAAGGATTACTTCCTTTTGAAATTGTTAAGCAAATAGTTTTTGCTGACCCAACAACAAGAGTTCCGGTTAACTATGACAAAAATGGTGCGTCCGTTGAAGATATGTTAAGTAATCAAATTAAGGTTGGGAAATATAGTCAATGGATGTTAAATATGTTTATTAAACCACATTTAACTAATGACAATAATGATGTTATAGAAGTTAATACTGACGAATATAAATCAAAGGCAAATCAATATAGAAAACTTTTTTTAGAAGATTTACATTACTTTACTGAATTACTAACAAAATTTGAAAGATTCAAAGGTAGTTTAGTAGATGCGTCTAAGAAAGATATTAATAATGTTAAATCTATTAACGAATTATCTCAATTACAAGTTGAGTATGGTGATACAACAGTTGATTTGGCTGTGTATCGTGGTAAAAAAGTTAAAAACGAAAAAGGTGCTGACGTTAAAACAAACTTTAATTTTCCCGGTGCGGAAATATTAAAGGTTGGTTCAGAATATACCTTGATTAGAATTTCTGATAAAGGTGACTTAGGTTCTAAGGCGGCTTCTTATTTTGGAGGTTACGAAGGAGGATTAGCAAGAGGTGAGTCTAATTGGTGTACGGCAGCAACAGGTTCTGACCACTCACATAGATATAGACAAAAAGGTCCATTATATATTATTATGGCTAATGACGATAAAGGTAAAGTAGGTGAGGTAACAGGATTACCTACAGAAAGATATCAACTTCACTTTCCAGCACCGAGTCAATTTAAATCTCGTGACCAATATTCTGCTGAGGGTAATGTCCCAATTGTTGAATTTTTAAATGGTAAATGGAGTGAATTTAAAGAAATATTGAAACCTGAATTTGCTAAAGGGTTTGTTACACCAAATAGTGAAAACGTTAACATTAGATATCCATCTGATGAAACAGGTAGATTTGTTGCGTTATATGGGTTTGAAGAATTATTTGAGGCGTTACCGGACACGATTAAAAAATTAAATATTGTTAACACTTCAAATGAAAACATTAGTGTAGCACTTCCTAAGTCAATTGTTAGGTTTAAATCGTTAGTGGCGGTGATGTTTCAGAATATGATTAGTTCAATTCCTGATAACATCTGTGAGTTGAAGAACTTGACGTTATTGGCTTTCCCTGATAATAAAGAATTAAAATCAGTTCCGGATTGCATACTGTCATTAAAAAACTTTACATTTTTAAATGTAAACGGATGTCCTAATGTTCAAGTACCAAAAGAATTGGAAAAATATAATGAAGGTAATGGTTATTACCATATGGAAGAATAGATAAAGAAAATATTTATAACAAAAAAACAATTAAAATGAAGATTACAAAAGTATTATCGAACTTAGTTACTGAAGACGCTCGTTTTCAAATTTTATACAAAAAATATGTGTTACCTAGTGGTGATAGAAAAAAAGGTTTACTACCATTTGAGGTTGTTAAACAAATTGTTTTCGCTGACCCAACAACGAGAGTTCCTGAGAACTACGATAAGGAAGGTGCGTCTATTGAGGATATGACAAGTGACAAAATTAAAGTTGGTAAATATACCCAATGGTTGTTGAATCTATTTGTTAAACCATACATAACTAGAGAAGGTTCTAATGAACCAATTGAGGTTGGGACTGATGAGTATAAATCAAAGGCGACTGAATACAGACGACTTTTCTTAGAAGATTTATCTCAATTCACTGAATTATTAGTGAAATATGATAGATTTAAAGGTAGTTTAGAGGATGCCGCTAAAAAAGACATTAACAATGTTAAATCACTTAATGATTTATCTCACTTGAAAGTTAAAGTGGGTGATGAAACGGTTGATTTAAATATGTATCGTGGTAAAAAAATTAAGAAAGAAGAAGGTGTTGCTGCTAACACAAACTTTAATATTCCCGGAGCTGAAATTTTAAAAGTTGGTTCTGAATACACACTAATTAAAATTGCTGACAAAGGTGCTTTAGGTTCTAAAGCGGCATCTTATTTCGGTGGTTATAGTGGAGGACTTGATAGAGGTGAAACTAACTGGTGTACGGCAGCAGAAAATTCAAGTTATTCAAACACTTACAGACAACAAGGTCCATTATATATCTTTATTGCTAATGATGATAAAGGTAAGGTTGGTCAAGTTACGGGGTTACCATCAGAAAGATATCAATTCCACTTCCCATCTAACCAATTTAAATTTGCTAACCAACACGGTGGTAACATTCCGGTTGTTGAGTATTTGAATGGTAAATGGTCTGAGTTTAAAGAAATATTCAAACCTGAGTTTGCGGCTGGATTTGTTAAACCAAATTCTGATAATGTTGAAATTAAATACCCGGACTCTGCTACAGGTAAGTTCGTGGCTTTATACGGATTTGATGAATTATTTACATCATTACCTATAACAATTAAAAGATTGAACATTATTAACACTTCAACAGAAAGTGTTACAATTGATGTTCCTGAGTCAATCAGTAGATTCCAATCATTAACAGCAATATTGTTTGAGAATATGATTAGTAAACTTCCAAACTCAATCTGTGAATTAAAGAACTTGGTGTTTATCGCTGTTCCGGGTAACAAAGAATTGAAAACAATTCCGGAATGTATTATGAATTTACCAAACCTTACATTTGTGAATGTAAGTAGATGTCCTAATGTTCAAGTGCCAAAAGCGTTAGAACAATACAATACGGGTGAAGGTTTCTACCATATGGAAGAATAATTTAAAAAAAATACTACTATGAAAAATGTTGACGTTGAAATCTACATTAATCAATTTATAACTTTCTTTAATAACAACCCCAATGACTTACTTGAGTTAATTGGGGATGTTTTGAAGGACGACTTCTACGACAGAGTTAAACAACAATCTTTGGATAATGTTAATAACGGTGAGGATGTTTCCTTAACCCAAAAACAAATTATATCTATTGTTGTGGCTCTTAAACAATCTCAAAATGATGAGGTTGATATGGATAAGATTAAGTCCATAATTTATCACACACAATTCGGACATTTTTCCCTTAATTAATTTGTATATTCAAATTTAATATCTTACTTTTGTGGTTCAAAATAAACCTGATGAAAGAAGAATTATTTAATTATACCGTAAAGAAATATCAAGTATCGGAATACTTGGATACCAATCCTATTCGACCTCTTAAAAAAGAGGTTCAGGATGATTTTTGGGGGGTAATTGAAACTACTATGAGTTCAACTAAAAACTCAAGTTATACGCCTTGGGGTGACTTTACTTTTAAGGAGGATTATGATACAGAAGAAAAATTTGTAGAACATTACGGGAACCCACTTACTTCATTATATTTGAATAGGGTGATTATCTGTGTGACTAAAGAGAATGATAAAGTTTCCTTTAAGATATTCAATTACAGTAAAACAAGACGTGTTGCGGGTAAATGGTTTAAATTAAGAACTAATTGTAGGTTCATTACTTTTAACTATAAAACAAATGCGTTATATACCGGTTCATTAGATAATTACCATTTGAAGAGAAAATGTCGTAAAAATATTAGAAGAGTCCTTTTTAATAATGACCCTATCAATAATATGAGACGATATTTGAGAGAGTCATTCAACTCAATAGTTGATAAAGATAAAGTTGATATCCCAACAATAGTTAATCAGGTTATCTCAACCTTTGTTAACGCCATTCCCGGAACTGAACTATACTCTGATTTACTTCCTGAACAAAGAATCTATAAAAGATATTTGGACGTTCAAGGAATTAAAGTCCCAAACAATTGGTTTGAGCTTATGAATGTTTATCCCCAACCAAAGAAGAAAGATTTGGTGAAGTGTGAGTATAAGTATATTGATGCTCTAATGAGGGTTCATAATTTAAAGGGGGATAAAGTTAAAAGGGTATTACATAACGTTAAATCATTTGAGGGTGTAAATAATTTAACCAATGCTTGTTCAATATTTGGAGATAAGTTTATTTTAAATCAACCGGACGAGTTTGTTCAATTGTTACTGGAGAAGTCTCAACCCGGATTTCATAATAATATTGGAAAAGGATTGTTAACCAAAAAAGAATTCTCTAATTTCTTTGAAATATATAAATTATTTCAAAAAGGATTAGTTAATAATAATGTGATTGAAGACCACTTTAGATTTTATCGTTTATTGGACGAAATGGAACCGGTTAAATGGACTTCAAGGACTCACGATGAGTTTGTTCAAGAACATTATGATTGGTCGGAAAAATATAACCATTACACAAACGGAGATTTCAATAGAATTTACAACCGAGGGTTTGTAGATAAAATAAATGAGGTTATCTTAACCAAAGATGGTCCATATTTCCCGGAGGTGTTAACAACATCCAAACGATATAACAACGAGTCGTTCTTCCAAAACAATTGTGTTAAGACATATGTTAAACGTGTGGGTTCTGTGTTGATATCACTAAGACGTGGTGAGGGAGAAACTGAAGAAAGAGCGTCAATTGAAATTGAAGTAACTCCGCTTGTGTGGCTGGATGAAATGTATTTTAATTTAAGACGAGTTCAAACCTTGGGAAAACGTAACAGTAGGTTAGATAATAGTTGGGATGATGTTTTGGGTAAATTAGATGATAGAATTGAATATATTGTTCGTGAGAAATTGTTTGATACATTACAGATTGATGGTGAATTTGGGGGGAGAAAAATTTTCTCAGATTACGAAATTAAAGAGTATGACAGAACCGGATACAATACGGGTGTAACAAATATCAAAAAAGGTGTTTATTTAGGGTGGAAAAACGATTCAATTATGAAATTAAATTCATATAATTATAATGTTGTTCCGATAGAGAATGATGAAAACTTATTTGATTATTAATATGAAAGAAATACCACAACATTGCGTAGATACCTTTAAAGAAAGATTTGGGGTTCACCCTAGTTTAGTTGAATATTCTACGGTATTGAATAAAACTGATGTTGATTCATTATTAAGTAAATCACACTTAATTTGGTATCAAGATTTTATTGATGATAATAAAAATGTTGTTCCAAGACATAAGTTATACGAATATGATTCAACCGGGGTTTTAATATATATAAAATATGTTGGAAAGATATTTATTTTGACAAAGGTGGATAAAAAAAATGTGGTGGATTATACACTACAACAATTAAAACGATTAACAACAAAAAAAATTTAAGAATGGAAATTACAACAGAAGAGTTAAAACAAAAAATTGAAAATGGGGATAAATTAATAATTGATTTTTGGGGGGTTCATTGTGGTCCATGCAAAGTTATGAAACCTATTTTTGATAAAGTATCCGAAGAAATGAGAGGTAAAAATTCAGAAGTTCAACTTTATACTATGGATGTTGCAAACAATAGAGATTATGCGGTTGAATTAGGTATTCGTGCTGTCCCCACCGTTAAATCATTCTCAGGTGGTAAAGAAGTTTATTCTCAACCGGGAATGCAAATGGAAGGACAGATTAAACAATTGGTAACTAATTTAATCAATGGATAAGTTAGTAATACTTTTCACGATGAAAGGTTGTCCCCACTGTGAAACAATGAAGAACCAATTAACGGAATCAAATATTCCATTTGAAGTTAGAGATATTAACGAACACGAAGATGAATATGAGATGTTTGTTGAAATCACCGAGAATGAATTTGTTCCGGCATTTATGGTGGTTGAATCACCGGACACAGATGACCACAAGAGTTATTTATACGCTCCGGATAGAGATTACAACGAGATTGAAGAAGGTGTTGAAATTATTAAAGAACATTTTAGAGTATAAAAAAATCCCCATTTTATTGGGGATTTTTTATTTAAAATAGTATCAGGTCTTTTATCTTATCTCTAATAAGCCAAGGTTTCTCATCAAATGGTTTAGTGATATCATCGATGATATTATAACCTTTAATCATATCATTAAATTTTAACATATCAAAATCAAACACATCCAATATCATAGAAATAACATCTTTTCGTGGGAATAAACTCATTGAATGAATATCTATTTGGTTATCCTCGTCTTGTTTAACGGACGAATATTTAAAAGTTAACCTGTTAGTTAGTATTACATCAAATAATTGATTACAGATGTATTCTGAGTAATACATCTCTTGTCTTCCCATACTCAAACTATATCCGTGTGGGAACTCTGATGAGATGTTTAATGGTGAGTAGATGTAATACTCTAAATTACTTGTATCGTCTTCAGAATAGTCTAATTCATATTCTAATCGGGAGGTGTAAGAAATGGAGTTGAATTTAGGTTGGGGTGACTCAATAATAGAGTTAATTAATGTGTGATGGTAAATAGGTCTTATTGAATTATAAAAATCAAAAGTATAATCGGTCTTCTTAGATAATTCTTTACCATACATTATTAGGTCAATCACATTAACATTCTCATAACCAAAATTAGTTAATAATGATTTATGGGATTCAAGGAAAGATTCTTTTACTTTAACCATATCCAAAATCTTATCAGTGTTGGTCATCCCATTAATCACAAAGAATTTACCACAATCGGTTACTTCAATAACAACATCATATTGTTTATCTTTATTTATTTGATTGACGATGTAGTCGGAGAATAAATTAACCAATCCTCTGTTTGAGTTTTCATTTATGTATTTCATATTTTTAAATTATACGAAATTATATAGAAATTAATTTTAATTATAAATGAAAAAAGGGAACTAAATTGTTCCCTCTAATTTTTTACCCCAAACGTTTAGTAATTACTTTTTGTAATATCGTTCAACCACTTTACGAATTGACTCTTGAATAGGTTGTGAAGTCGGTTGACTTTGACCTGTTTGAGTATTCGTTTGTGGTGGTGGAGGAGTCTGATTTCCTTGATTTTTGCATCCGCAAGCCATAATTAAATTATTTTAAGTTTAGTTTATTATTTCAAAGTTATGTTTATAACAAGTTTTACGAATTGACCCATTATTACCATTATTAACTTTTTTTCCTCTTAATGAATTTGAAAGTTTCATTCTAACATTTCTTGGGCTACCTTTAGTAAATCCATTCTGAATTAAATAATCAGCCCCATCAACTAAAGAATCAAATATAAATTCTTGATTGGTTTCAATATTTGTTAATGAAAATGTTTTAATATTTCCATTTTTCTGTAAATTATATTTAGATAATTTAATTTTAACCTCATTATTAAAAGTATTTCGTCTAAATTCATTTACTGTTGCTAAATTATAACCAAATGATAAATTGTTTGAATTGTATTTGTTAATATAAAAATTTTCTTTAACAATTAATTCTTCAAAAGAACAAATTTCTATTATATCAAATAAAAATGTGTCTTTACCATATTTGTTATAAGAATTTTGTAAATATTCATTATCGTGAATATTTTTACGTAACATCCAAAAATGTTTTTTTTCTCTATTTTTTAAATTTACGGAACTACCAATATAAATTTTATTGTCTTTAACATTTAATATTTTATATATTCCACAATTCATACTACTAATAAATATCAATAATAATGATAATAAGTAAATAAATTTTGTATCTTAGCTGATATTTATTGTTATGAGAAGAAAATTGAGACTTACGGAATCCGAATTATATAAAGTTATTAAACGAATCGTTGAGCAAACTGAGGATGAATATTATAAAATATCTCCTGAGGAATACTTGAATATAATGAAATATGCTAGTAATAATGGTAATATATTCAGAAAAATGAAACAATATGGTGGAAAACCATTATATGTTACGGGAGATTTAAATTTAAGTGGTACGAATGTTAAAGATATTGGACCGATTGCTTATGTCGATGGTAAATTGGATATTAGTCAAACTAATGTGTCTAATATTGGTGATTTAAAGGCTAAATCATATATTAGTGATTACGGTTCTCCTCGTGAAAGAATTAGAGATAGACAAGAACTTTTGGGTAAAAAGGCTGAGATGGATTCTAAAAGGGAAGATGATGAGTGGAACTTTCAAAATCAAGATGATGATGGGTTGAAAGCTATGGCTTTATTAGAATGGCTTGAGGGTAATGGTGATATTAAAGTATTGGATGATAGTCAAAAAGAAGAGTTAAGAATATTAACTCAACAATTAGATGAGCTTAATGCTCGCTATGATGATGAAGATAGAGATGGCGACCCAGATGAGAATGTTGAAATATTAAATCAAATTGAGGAGGTTGAAGAAAAAGTTGGTGAATTAACCGAAGATGTTGCGGATATATATGATATATACCCAACAGGGTATGAACATTATGGTTTAACCACATTTGAAGTTTTAGTGGGTGGATTTAAAGATAGGTCATATAGTGTTGGTATTGAAGAAGAAATGGAAAAAGCGGCATTAGAATATGCGGAATCAATAATAGATGAGAACGGAGTTCAAGGATTCAGACAAGAATTTCTTCAGAATTATTTAGATGAAAATGCGATTATTGAATTTGCTAGAGAAGATTATGAATACACAGTTAGGGATAGTCCTGATAGTTACTTTAATGATAATGATTTTGAATTGACTCCGGAGCAAGAAGAAAGAATATCTCAAATTGAATCACAAATTGAAGATTTAGAAGAACAACAAAAAGAATTAGATTCTGACGATGAGAATTATTATGATTATGAAGAAGATATACAAAATCAAATTGACGCTCTTCAAGAAGAATTAGATAATATTGAGGTTGATACTGAACCAACAGAAGATATGATAGATAATAAGGTTGAGGAATTGGTTCGATACGTTAAAAGAGACCCATTAGATTATCTAATTGAATATGGAATGGAAATTAAAGAATTTGTTGATACTGATGCTTTGGCTCAAGGATTAGTTGATGCTGATGGTTGGGGTATGATAAGTAGTTACGATGGTAATTATGATAGTGTTAATATCGCCGGTGAGACATATTACGTAATGAGAATTAGTTAAAACTATTCCTTTTTCCAATTTTTTCCTGTATATTTTAAGTAATATAATATGGGAATGAAACAGAAAAATAAATTTATAATGGATACCGATTGGTTGTTTGACGGTATTCTCGATGCTGAACAAAAACAATATGTATTGTTAGATTACTTCCAAAAGATGAATAAACATCTTGAAAGAATGGAGGTTTACCCAATGTTTATTGAACTTTCATTACATTTAGGTAACATACAGACCTTACTTACACAAAATAAAATTTTATATGTTGATAAAAAATTAACCTCCAATGATGATGAACTAGTATTGTCTGATTTGAAGGTTAAAGATATTCCCGTTTTAGATGATGAGGAAGTAATTGAGTATCACAAAATTTTAAAAAGTAGTCAGCCACAACTGCACGACTATTTCAATTTCGCAAAATCAATTTGGAGTATTGTATATGATTCAATTGATGTTGTGGTAAAGAAAAATAAAAACAATTTACAGAGTAAATCGGGGTTTTTTTCTTATAAAACCTCGGATAATTTATATATTTGGCAATATACGACAAGAAAAATATATAAAACCAAAGGACAAACAAAAACATCTTTAAAATTAATCTACAAAGGACAGAAAGATAATTTGACTATCCCGGAAATTATCTCTACTTTTTCAAAAACATATGAAAAAAACAACGAGTCAGATTACCCAATCTTTGAGGTGTTTTGTAATGATGTATTTCCGTTAGAACAAACATTAATACCAATTTTTAAACGAAAAATATTATCATATGTTAATCAGAATATTAAAATAACTAGAAAACTATTATCATAATGGACAAAAAACAGATTAAAATCTTAATGGATAAGTTACGACAACCAATCCACATCAGTTACATCTCTAAATATATTCTTAGAGAGAATATGGATAAAACCAAACAACAATTAGATACTTTAATATCTGAGGGTTATGTTAAGGAAAGTAAATTAAGTGAAGGGTTCTATGTGGCTATCTAAAAAAACATATCATATAGGTGATGGTTGTCGTCAAACTGTTATTAAATTCTTTAATAACGATATTCTATTTAGTACATCACCATCTGGATGGTTTATTAAATTTAATAGTGGGGTTGGAATTAATGTCACAACAAAACCATTATTCTCTGTGAGAAATGGTTATAAAAAATCCCTTAAATTGGGTAAATATTATTTAGTAAAATTATGAGTGATATCACAAATGAAGTTTTTAAAACAATTGAACCGTTAAAAGAAAATAGGTTTCTTATTAATGTTAATGATGAAGTTAACATTCCGGAATATTTGTTCCGTAAATTCCATATTGAAAATATTGGAGAAGATTTTATTTTCACAACAGAAATTTATCAAACCGTACAATATACATTTAATCCTGTGGATTTAACCAAGATTACGACTATTGTTCTTAAATTTTTAGGTCCGGTAGGTGATTTAGTTGGTGGGTTACATATGTTAGTTAAGGGTTCTAATATGGAAATGATTGGAGATTATGGTAGTGATGAATTATTAAATGTTAGATTTAGATTTGTTGTTAAACCGAACGATATTAACCTATTATGTCAAGATATTAAGAAAGATGAATAAAGAAATGGTAAACCACCCGGAACATTACGGTGGACAAGATAACCCATATGAGGTTGTAAAAGTGTGTGAGGCTTGGAATCTTGACGCGGATGCTTACATTTTCAACGTAGTTAAATATGTTGCGAGAGCGGGATTAAAAGATTCGGATAAAGAAATACAAGATTTAAAGAAAGCGTTGTGGTATTTGAATCGTAAAATTGAACGATTAGAAAATGGAAATTAATAAAGAGTATTTAGAAATTTTATTAGGAAAAGAAATTTTAGATTTCAAAGTGGGGATTACTAAAAATAAGATTACTGAGGTTAAAGTTATTCCTAAATCAAAGGTTCAAGAGATTGAAGTGATGATTTATGTTAATAATGAAAGAATAGATGAGAATGTTGATTGATATTGATGAATACGCGGAAGGTGCGGTCCTATTGGATGGTTTAGAGGATGCTATCATAGGTATTGTTGAGGACTTTGGTTCTCCGGGAAGGAAAATGTTATATTCCAAACCAAGAATATTAAAAATCCTACAAGAAAGAGACCTAATGACTTATGGTGAAGCGGAAGAGTTTTACGATTATAATATATTAGGGTTACACGCAGGTGAGCAGAACGCAGTATTTTTAGATTTAGAGATTACACCAATAAAAAAAGAAGATGGTTGGGAATATAAATTAACAGAGTAATATGATAGAGACAGGAAAGATAATTAATGGTGATTGTGTTGAGGTTATGAAAACATTTCCTGAAGGGTGTGTGGATTTAATTTGTACTAGTCCCCCATATTCAGTTAACATCAAATATGATGTTTATGACGATACTATTCCCATGGACGAGTATTGGGATTTTACGACTAAATGGCTAACGGAAGCTTACAGGGTATTAAAAGATGATGGTAGAGTTGCGATTAATGTTCCGATAGAGACTAATGTCCAAGAGAGGGGTGGTAGAATATTATTCAATGCGGAATTTTGGATGAAGATGAAAGAAGTTGGGTTTAAGTTTTTTGGTATGATTGATTTAAATGAAGATAGTCCTCATAGAGTTAGACAAACTGCGTGGGGTTCTTGGATGTCAGCATCCAGTCCCTACTTATACAATCCAAAAGAATGTGTTATATTGGCTTATAAGAAAACTAGTAAAAAACTAACTAAAGGTGAGTCACAATGGAAAGGTACCCCAACGGAAATAATTACAGAAGAGGGGAAAGTTAAAAACAAGATGGTTTATAAGGATGAGGATAAAAAAGAATTTATGAATTTGGTTTTTGCTAGATGGGATTATTTTTCAGATACTAAATCATTAACTAAGGCTACATTTAGCTTAGATATCCCATCAAAGGCAATTAAGATATTATCATATAAGAACGATATTGTTCTTGACCCCTTCATGGGTAGCGGGACTTCGGCGGTCGCGGCGGAAATGTTACAAAGACGATGGATTGGAATTGAGTTGTCTCCGGATTACACGGAGATTGCACGTAAAAGAGTTCAGTCGTTAATTGATGAGAGAAAACAATTAGAATTAGAATTAAAAGAGGTTTAACAACCTCTTTTTTAATTTCAGTATATTTATAACTAAAACAAATACTATGTCAAAAAGATTTATAATTTCAGAAGATGAAAAAAGAGATATCCGTTCAAGATACGGATTGGTTAATGAACAAAATGAAAGTCCTGAACTTAAAAAGGGGATTCAATGTTTTCTTAATAAAAAAGGGTTTAGAGACGATAAGAATCAACCATTAAAGATTGATGGGTTATTAGCTGGTAAAACAGCAGCGGCTTTAAGTAAATATCAATCTAAGATTGGTGTGTCTCCGGCTGATGGTGTTTGGGGTCCAATGACTCAAAATAAAATGCCGGATAGTGACGTTCAAATTTTTAAACAATGTGTTTCTGATGAAGGTAGTTTTATCGATAAAGGGTTACATATGTTTGGATTAGATTAATCTAAGTGATTAATATTGTCTCCGGACTTAATTCCTAATTTTTTACAGGTACCACCTTGAAGTTCAAGTATCATATCACCTTCACCACAATAGTTTCCACAATCTTTGGTTTTACAAGGGGGACAGTTGTGGTGAATTTTTGTTATAACATCATCTTCAATAAAGATTATATCGAGATTTGTTATACAATTCTTCATCCAAAAACAATGTTGTCCTTCGGACATAATAAATAACATACCATTAAAGGTATCGTCAAATCGTTTGTTCATCATACCTTGACTTGTGTCTTTGGATGATATTACAGTTTTGACTTTGAATTTATTTTTGTTTATAGTTAATTCCATATACATATAAATACACAAAAAAATATAAAATGAAAGATATAAATACATTTGCTGGTGTAATTGTTAAATCGGGTGATGAGGTTTTATTAGGTAAAAGGAATAAACATAAAACACTACCGGGAGAATGGTCTATTTTTGGGGGACATCTTCACGAGGGTGAGGCTCCGATTGATGCTAGTCGTAGAGAATTTTATGAGGAAACAAACATAAAACTTGATGGTAAGTTAAAACTTGCGGGGTTTATTAACAGACATAGGGATGGGACAAAGACCAAAGGACTTATGTATGTATTCTTTTATGATAGTGATGAGAAGTTAATACCTGATTTAAATTCTGCGAAAGACGGGAATGAACATTCGGAATTTAAGTACTTTAACCTTAAAAACTTACCATTCAACAATAAAACGGACCAATTATATAAAATAATTACGAGAATCTTAGAAAAAGATTAACTTTTTTGATTTTACTATATATTTATATTCTCATAAGCCAACAGCCCCTTTCTTAGCTGGTATAGTAAAAACCTCAACAGAGTAAAATTTGTTGAGGTTTTTTTTGTTTATATCAAAAATAGTTTTATCTTTGTCGGGAATTAAAAATTTAGATAAGATGGAAAAAGAGTTCATAGGTTACACAGAAGCATTATCTTTAAAAGAATTAGGATTTGATGAACCTTGTTTAGGGTTTTATGATGACCTTGATAACAATAAACCAATAGGAGGTAATTTTCCTTGTGACGGAAAAAATTCAGCACCAACATTCTCACAATGCTTTAGATTTTTTAGAGAGGAGTATGGTTTGAGAGGATTTATTGGGTTTAGACCGAATGTAAAACAATTTGATTGTCACATTTATGATATGTCTTTGTCAGGTAAAGAATATGTTAAACAAAGAACAATGGAAGAGTTTAACAAAGACCCTAAAGTTGGGACTTATGAAGAAGCAGAACTTGAATGTTTGGTCAAGCTGATAGATATTGTTAAGAAGTAGAACTTAAAAGGTTAATTGGTATGGTTTTTGTGATATATATATGTATGAAAACATATATATACATATTACAAGACCCTGACACATTATCTGTAAGATATGTAGGGAAAACTACAAACTTTAAGAAAAGATTGTATCAACATACTAATAAAAAAGTTCAAGAATACTCAAGAAAAAGACATCTTTCAAATTGGTTATTAAAATTAATAAAAAATAACAAAAAACCAATTATGACAATTATAGATGAAACAGAAGATGATTGGAGAAGTCTTGAAATATATTGGATAAGTCAGTTTAAATCATGGGGTTTTAATTTAGTAAACTTAACAATAGGTGGTGATGGTACTGATGGTTATAATCATACTAAAGAAACAATTGATAAGTTGTCTGAAATGATTACTTGTGTATCACCTAATGGAATACATTATTCAGGTAATTGTAAAGAAATTGCTAATATAATTGGTGTAACAAGTTCAGCTATTTATAATACTTTGTATAAATCTATAACAGGTAAAGTAAAAGGTTATCATAGTTTTAAAATGCTTACACCTAATGATAGATATTTAGCTAATTTAGAAATAATAAAACAAGATAAACCTAAAATATCAGAATTATGTAAACAAGTATCATCAGCAAATTGTAAAAGATTGTTTAGTAAACCAATAGTTCAATATGATAAATCAATGAATATCATAACTGAATATGAATCTCTTTCAGAAGCTGCAAGACAAACAAATATAAATACTCAAAATATATCTTCTGTGTGTTTAGGTAAAAATAAATCGGCAGGAGGTTATATATGGAAGTATAAAAAATTAATAGAAATAGTAAAAGAAAAATAATATGAATGGATTAGTAGTTGTATTGGGGGTTATACTTATTATTGTTTTAGGATTTTTGGTGTCAATAATAATTGGTAAATCTATTTTAGCCAAAAACAGAAAGAAAAAATGTGTGAATTGGAAGGTTGGTGATAAATTGATTCTAACCCGAGTTGGTGATTATGGGTCGATTTTAACTAAAAATCATAAAGAGTTTGCAATCCTCAAAGGTTGGTCTTTAACTGATTTATATATTGATTGTGGTGATGGTTCGGTACATAAAGTTGATTGGGATGTATTACTTCATAATAAATCCGATTCATGGAGACAAAACTATGAGGATGCTAAAAAAGTAATGGGTGTTAATCCTGGTTTTACCGGTAATATTGGTGATGAATCAGAAACTACCGGTAAAAAAGTTGATGGTAAATCTGTTGACTTGATGAGTGAGATTGAGTGTGAGGTTTATTTGAAACAAGCGATTGAGAATGAGGATTATGATACGGCGGAGTTGATTAAAAAAAGAATGGAAAAATTTAGATAAGATGAAAAAAATGTTAAGAGGAATGGGTATCTCCATTCTAGTTTATTGTGTGGTGATTGGAATCATTTGGGTTACAATTGATTTGTGTGGTGGTGATATGTTTAAATCTCCTATGGGTTTATTTATAGGTGTTGGTGTTATTTGTGGGATTTTTGCAACTTATATTAATAATGAAATAGATTAAGATGAGAAATAGTATACTAGGGTTTATGTTGATAGTTTTTTTACTTGTAATTACCTCAGTTGGTTACAAAGTTTATTTAGTTAGTGGGATAAAAAAGGGTGGTCATTTATATGAAATATCCATTCCCGGTAATAAACAACAAGAGACAAGTTTCTATACTGAAAAGTATGTAGAGAAAGACGGATGTATAACATTCAAGGATGAGTTTGGTAGGTCACATAGAATATGTGGTATGTATAACATTACAGAATATTAAGATGGAAAAAACGTATATTGAAAAGATTAAGGAAACAGTTGATGGGATTTGTGATGAGTATAACATAGGACAACCAATTGTGGTACCGGCAGCGGCAAAAATGATTGCGGAACATAAAGGAGTTGATGTGGCTATTGAATTGTTTGAGGGGGCATATGATGAGTGTGTGAAAAATACAGATAGGGATAACCCTTTTGCTTTCGCGGCATACAAATCAACATTAGAAAAACTTTTAATACCAATGAGAGATAATAAATAAAATTTAATCCCAAATAATTTTTTGTTTGGGATTTTTTATTATATCTTTGTAGAATAATTAAAAAAAAATAATTTATGAGAACTCTATCTTTTAAAAAATGTGGTATATCTTATGGTCGTGGTTCGGTAACAATTAATACTTCTGACTATAATAATTTTGATAAACATTATAATGTTGTTGTTGAGATTGATGATGAACTTGGTAAAGTTAATATTACTGGTGAAAAATGTATTATTATGTGTAATGTGTTTGGTAGTGAATTTGGTAAGGAAGAATTATTTGTGGAGAGTGCGTTTAAGGACCATAAAACTTGGTTTGGGTTAGGTCCGGTAGAACGAGTATTAAGAGAAGGTTGGATTGAAAAGAAAGAAAGAGAAAGTGTTTCTTATCAGTCAAATAACTATGTAATAAAAATGTGATGGAAAATATGTTTAAATTTTACGAGGTAGGTGGGAAAGTTAGAGATGAGATATTAGGTCTCCAATCTAAGGATGTTGATTACACAGTGGTTCCTAGTGATTCTCTATTGGAACAATACACCGAAGCAGAAGAGATGTTTAAGATATTGGTGACTTATTTAAGAGAAACCAAATTTGAAATCTTCTTAATCACTCCGGATTGTTTTACCATTAGAGCGATGTTCCCAAAAGACCACAAGTATAGTGGGGTCGCGGATTTCGTAATGAGTAGAAAGGAAATTGGTTACATTCCGGGGACAAGAACACCAATCGTTAAACCGGGGACTTTATATGATGATTTAATGAGACGTGACGCTACGTTGAACGCGTTGGCAAAAGACGAAGATGGGACAATTATCGATTACTTTGGTGGGTTGGAAGATTTGACTAATAGAGTGTTACGAACTCCATTAGAGCCAATTAAAACTTTTGATGATGATGCGTTAAGAATCATCAGATTCATCAGATTCTCCATTACAAAAGGGTTTTCAATACCTAATGATATTACAAACGTAATTAGAAATTACGATTACGAATCTAAAATGGGTGTTGTCTCAACTGAAAGAATTCGTGAGGAGTTGTTCAAATGTTTTAAGTTTAACACATTAAAAACCTTACACGAATTAAATAGATTCCCTGATTTAAGAGATTACATCTTCAAAAACAATCTGCTGTGGTTAAAACCAACTATGGAACAATAAAAAATAAATTATATATTATGTCAGAATTAAAATTTAGGGTTAAACCATATGGGTGTTATGGTAGTAGAATTGAAATTTATTACTATTCAATAGAATATCGGGAAGAAAATGTTGGTTTTTGGTCAATATTAAATTTTTTAATCTCATGGAATTATCATAATAGAACATACCATATTGGGTTATTAAGTTCATATCCGGATAGAGACCATCCGGTTTTATATAATCACTTTGATGATGCGGTTAAGGATGCTGAAAAATATAAGAATAACCCAAAAATGTTAGATGAATACATTAAACAACAGGACATTGAGTATAAGAGAATTTACGACGAGTGTGACAAGTATCATAACAAGAGAAATAAAAGTAAAATAATTTAAATATGAAAGATGTTACAATTCTTTTGTGGTCGGTATTAATGGGTTACTTGATGTATAGAAAACTAACTAATAAAAAATAAATATGGAAGATACAAAATCACCAAATAAAATCACCAAAGAAAAACAAATATTTCGTGGATATAATAATAGTCCAATGAAATGGTCAGATATCAAAAATCTACAATTGGAAGATGATGACATTATCCATTCCGGATGGGTTGATGATGAAAATTTTGACTATCACGGATATTGGAATAATCAGATTACTCGTATGGTCGAAGAAACTGATGAACAATTTGAAAAGAGAATTGCTTCTAATAAAAGAAGTGAAGAAGAGATGAAAAAACGTCGTTACGAAAGTTATCTTAGACTTAAAAAAGAATTTGAACAATAATATTATTATGGATAAAGAAACAAAACAAATGTTAGACGTAATGACGTTAGCGTCAGAGATGATTTCCAACGGAGGACTTTATAGTATATTTGGTGGGTTAACCAAAGAACCAAAAAAAGTAAATCCTTATGAGGATTTGAATGATGGGTTTGAACTTAGACCAATTAAGTTATCAAAGAAAGAATCTGAAAATTCAAGAATTGTTAATTCAAAATACTCGCATCTATATAAAGATGGTGTGAAAATTTCTGATGAAATATTCCGTAAAGGTGGTTTATGTCACGGATTCAAAGAGGGGTATTGTGGGTTAATTCATTATACAAGAACAAAGGAACCGAAGAAGAATGATAGTGGGTTTAGTTTTGGTGATTCAGTAATTATCAATACCGAAGGTAAGATTTGTTTATCTCGTACTGGTCTTGATTACCCATATCACGTTGGTGGGAATGTGGGTTCTATTGGTAATTACTATTATAATTTACTTACCGGTGAGAAGATTTGTTACAGACCATCTTCAGTAATTGTGGGTGTGGAATGTCTTTACCTTGACAGTAGATATGATTTTGGATATTATGAAGTAAAAATCCCTGTTGGTGTGTATAAATTGAATAAGATTACGTTGGAACTAATAAAAATTGATGAAATAAAATAAAAAAAGTTTGGTATAATCAAAAATAGTATTATCTTTGTCCCATAGAAAATTAAACATATGAAAACAAATACTTACTCTATCAGAATTGAGAACGAAAAGTTCGGAAAACTATTACACGAGACATTCGTGGATGCAATCCAATTCAAATTATTCTTGAAGACGGTTCAGGGTTGTATTGAGTTGAAAAATGATTTAACATTCTTCAACGGAAGTGACTTCTTAATTCACGTCCCACACAAATACTTGGTTGATTCAATCATCGTAACGTCAGTTAATGACTACGACTTGGCTGACCATATGAGAAGTAAAGTAGAAGCGTTAGTAACTAAATAATTAAAGAGATGAATACAGATAAACTTGCTGGTGTATTTATGGTGGGGTTTTGGATTGGAGTATTAACTTGTGTTATGGTAACATTATTCGCATTGTCCGGTGAAACAATAATCCAAAGTAATAAACCAATCATCCCTGAAAAGAAACTTACTACTGATGGAAAGACGGTAGATACGTTATACATCTATAAACAATAAGATATGAGCACAAATTACCAAAGAATACCCAAATCAAGTGAGATTAGAGTTAAATACCTTGAGTTGGTTGAAAATATAAATAGTTTGGATATATGGAGTCCAAATAACATAAAGAATGAATTTAAAGACATTGAAAAAGGTTTTGAGAGATGGTCTGTGTGGGATGAATTTACTGATGGATTGAGTATTCATTTAGGTCAAAGAGCTTCCGGGTGGAAATTCTGTTGGAACTTCCACGATAACAAATACTATACTAATAAGGAAGAGTTATTGGAGTTCATTCGTTCCGGGAGAGTGATTGATGAGTATGGTGAATTACAAGATACCGAAGAGTTCATTAAGATGGCTTTGGAATGGTCACAACCTGATGGTAAAGTTTTGAATAAAGATTATTATGATATTGAAGAAAGAGATTCAAAACATATCTATTCGTTCAATATGACACCATATTATGATAAGATAATCGATGGTCTTAGAGTTTCTAATTCGACAGAGTTTTCCTAGTTCTCGCAAAACAGGATGGTGGAGTCGCCGACTTTATGTCGGCCCAAAATTAACCCTCACTTTGGTGGGGGTTTTTTATTTTATATGATATTTATAAATAAACTGAAGATGAAGGATATTATATTAACAGAAAAACAACTTGAAAAGTTGGTTACCAAAATGAAAACCATTAAAGAAGATGAAGGTAAAGGTTCATATATGGCAAAACAACAGATGTATGTAATTGCTAAGATGGCTGAGAAGATGTGGGAAAAAATGGAAGAAGATGAAAATTGTCAGTTAGACGATTGGATGGAAAGCAAAATAGCTCAAGCTGAACAAAGTATTTCATCTGTGGTTAAAGCATTTATGTATGATGATTTAAAAGATAATGAAGAAATTGGGGGAATGAATAAACTAGGGTTTGACGACCTGATAATAGGTAAATAAAATGGGGGAAGATACATTAAAAGACAAATTTATAGATAATATTAAAAAAATGGATTCATCAAAGGAAACCAAAGAAGATACTAAACCTGCTGAAGTAAAAATAGGTAAAGTTGAGTTATATAAATTGGATTCAAAAACGATTCAAATATTAACAGATAGAATTAAAGATGAGTACATTGCTCATTATTACTACAGAGCGGCAGCCAATTGGTGTCAGGATAAAAATTATAAGAAAGCGTTTGATTTCTTCGTTGCTGAGGCAGATGATGAGTTAGTTCACGCTAAAGGACTTCAAGAATACATGGCAGATTTTAATATCATTGCTCAAATACCTCAAGCTCCAACATCACATAGTTTTGATAGTTTGGTTGATATTATTTATGGGGCATATGCTGTTGAGCTGGCACTTATGAAAGAATATAATAAAAATTCTCAAGAGTTATTTGCTTCTGATATAACAACATTTGATTTCTTAAAAAAATATAGAAAATTTCAAAAAGATGCTGTGGTTGAGTATAATGATTTCATCAACGCAATTGATTTGATTGATAAAACAGATAAGTTCCAAGTATTATACTTTGAGCAAACATATTTCTAAAATGAAAGAATTAATTAAACGTGTATTAAAGGAAGAACAAGAGGCTCCTGTCTTAAATAGGAGTGAAATTATATTATTCAAACAGATTAATAATAATAAAAAAAATATTGGGACCAAACAAAAAATGGTTGAGTTTATTAAGGGGTTGTTAAGATATTTTAGTATTCCCCAAGATAAGGCGACATTTTACTATGAGGTTTATACTGCAAATTTCAGACCGGATGGTGATTACGAGAATTTAACGAAAGAGAATTTCAAGGATTATAAGTACTTCAAACAACAAAAAGTTGCAAACAATTCTGCTTACGAATACGCTAATGCTAAGATGCCGTTTAAAGGTTCTAATATTGAAGGTAAGTGGGATGTTAATAAAAATAATGATTGGTATTATGTGATTATATCTTGGGGATGGTATCCGGTATTTTTATATATAAATGAT